ATTATCGACTTTACGGAACACAATCCATTTGGAGATCCATCAAATGTTTAGCGGACACTTTTACCACGCAACAATCAGAAAGACTGTAGCGGTATTTGGCACGCTATTCAATAACGTTTCAGTCGTTAGAAAAGATGGAGACGGCAATGTCGTCAATATAACTCGAGTGCCGCTTGCATATGGACCTAAGCAAAAATTCCTTGCTCGTTTAGATGAGCAACCTGGATTAGACAATGCGAAGGTCGCGATGAAGTTACCTCGTATGTCATTTGAGATCGTCACGATGGTCTATGATAGCTCGATCAAGACTAATCGCAATAATCTAATCACTGTTGCTCAGGCTGGAGTCAATACCACGAAGAAGACAGTAAGAACATTTGCGCCTTATCGTATGGGTTTGCAGTTATCGATCATGGCTAAAAATCAGGATGATGCATTGCAGATCATCGAGCAAATTCTTCCATATTTTCAGCCAGAATATAGCGTGACGATCAAGGATCTCGATAGCCTAAATCTTAAGACTGATATTCCATTTGTGCTGACTGGCGTGCAGATGAATGAGGATTATGAGGGCGATTTTCTGCAACGCCGCGCAATCATTTACACTCTAGACTTTGAGACTCGTCTAAGATTCTATGGGCCTATCTCCGACAGAGATGTGATTCATAATGTTCTGGTAGATTTTCGCAATCAGGATACACTAAAGCCTATCGAGCGTATCGACATTGAACAGACAAGCCCAACTGGACCAATTACAACTCAATTGATTCCGTTCACGGACTTTGATTAAACACTATCACTTATATCATGAGTAAAACAAGTGAAGAATTAATCAAGAAGCTCGAGGAAAATATGCCGGTGCCGCCGCCGCCTCCTGGTCAGGATGACGTAAAGGATGACTACGAGTTTTCGCGTGAGACATATCGCAATCTTGTTAGCAAGTCAAACGAGGCAATCGAGCAGATGCTGAACCTTGCGATGCAGTCTGAGCATCCGCGTGCGTTTGAAGTTCTCAGCAATATGCTAAAGAACACCTCAGATATGACAGACAAACTAATGGCGCTGCAAAAAGCCAAGAAAGAAATCCAAAAGAAGGAAGAAGCTGCTGCTGAAGCAAAGCCTGCTCTGACACAGAACAATCTGTTTTTAGGATCAACAACAGATCTGCAAAAGCACCTGATAGAGCAACTAAAGGAGAAAAATGTCACAGCCTCAGAACCAGATGTTCGTCAAGAACGCTGATCTGGGGTACCTCGGTAACCCACAGGTCAAACGCGATGGCGTGCAACAAAAGTTCACGCAAGATGAAGTCGCAGAGTATCTGAAGTGCATGAAGGATCCCGAGTATTTTGCTCGGACCTATGTTAAGGTAATTAATCTTGATAAAGGCTTGGTTGCGTTTGAGCCTTATCCTTATCAGGGTAAAATGTTTAAGCACTTCAATGACAACCGATTCTCAATTGTGCTTGCATGCCGTCAGTCGGGTAAGTCGATCAGCTCTGTCATTTACCTGCTGTGGTTTGCGCTGTTTTCGCCTGATAAAACTATCGCAATCCTCGCAAACAAAGCAGCAACAGCGCGTGAAATGCTTGCGCGTGTCACGCTCGCACTCGAAAATTTACCGTTCTTTCTACAGCCCGGATGCCGCGCGCTGAACAAAGGATCGATTGAGTTCAGCAATAACTCGCGCATCATTGCAGCTGCTACGTCGGGTAGCTCAATCCGTGGTTTGTCTGTCAACCTGCTGTTCCTAGATGAGTTTGCATTCGTGCAGGACGCAACAACATTCTACACCTCGACATATCCTGTAGTATCTTCGGGTAAGACCTCGCGAGTCATCATTACCTCTACTGCGAACGGCGTGGGCAATCAGTTCCATCGCATCTGGGAAGGTGCAGTACAGGGTGTCAATGAATTCAAGCCATTCCGCGTCGATTGGTGGGATGTTCCGGGGCGCGATGAAGAATGGAAACGTCAAACGATCTCAAATACATCTGAGCTACAGTTTGAGCAAGAATTTGGTAATAGCTTTCATGGCACTGGCAACACGCTGATCAATGCGGAAACACTACTTGCGCTTAAAGCAGAATCACCAATCTATATTCAGAATGGCGTGAAGGTATATGAGCGCCCAATTTCTGACCATAACTACGTGATGGCAGTGGATGTTGCTAAAGGTCGTAATCAAGACTTCTCGACATTTTCTATTATCGATGTTACTGCTCGGCCATTTAAGTTAGTTGCTGCCTATCGAGATGCACTAGTATCTCCGCTAATCTTTCCTGATACAATCTACAAGTACGCAAAGACTTATAATAAGGCGTACATTATCGTTGAGAGCAATGACCAAGGATCTGTGGTCTGCAACGGATTGTATTACGACCTGGAATACGAAAATATGTTCGTAGAGTCTGCAGTAAAGAATGGCTCAATTGGACTGACGACAACAAAGAAAACAAAGCGCATTGGCTGCTCAAACCTTAAAGATCTGATCGAAGGCAAGAAACTGCTTATTACTGACGCAGATACAATTCAAGAACTTAGCACGTTTGAAGCATCGGGTTCGTCATATGAAGCAGCCGAAGGCAACCATGATGATACAGTAATGTCGCTTGTGATCTTTGCATGGTTTGTGGCCACAGATATCTTCGTGAATATGTCCAGCATGGATATTCGAGATATGCTGTACAATGAAAGGTTACGACTCGTTGAAGAAGATGTAGCACCCGTAGGTATTCTGGGCAATTTAGAAAAGAATAAAGAAGATGAAGGACGTGAGGTCGACGCAGATGGAAATGTATGGGAAACCGTAGGATATTCTTCGAAAAACGGCTATTTATAAATAAGACACGCGAATATCCGTATTATGTTTCACATCAAACCCTAACTTTGAGATCCAAATCAAATGGCATTCCAAGTATCACCCGGAGTTCAGGTCAACGAAATTGACCTAACAAATGTCGTACCGGCCACATCCACATCTATTGGTGGATACGCTGGTGCTTTCAACTGGGGTCCTGCTGGAGAAATCGTCACTGTGTCTTCCGAAAAGGAACTGGCAACAGTGTTCGGTGCTCCTACCGCTGCGACCGCTCGTTCATTCCTCACTGCGGCTTCATTTTTGAAGTATGCTGCCAACCTCAAGGTTGTTCGCGCATTTTCTTCTACCGCACTAAACGCTACCACCGGTTCCGGTGGTAATTCTGGTCTCCTTATTCCAAATAAGGATGTCTACGAGAATTCGTATGCTGACGGTCAAGGCGACCGCGGTATCTGGGGCGCAAAGTATCTTGGATCAATTGGAAATTCTCTCAAGGTTTCGGTTTGCTCTGCAAACGCCACAGCATTTACTGGCTGGGGATATAAGGATCTATTCTCCTCTGTCCCAGGAACATCGGCGGATGCCGCCAAGTACGGCTCAACAAACGACGAGCTGCACATTGTAGTCATCGACGAAGATGGCGCAATTTCAGGAACACCTGGAACTGTTCTTGAGAAGTTCGAATTCGTTTCTCAAGCATCTGGCGCAACTAAGCCTGACGGCACATCGAATTACTACAAGGATGTTATCAATAACAATTCCAAGTACATTTGGTGGCTTGATCATTCTGGCACATTTACTAATGCAGGAACTGCTATCACAACAACAACTGCTTTCGGTACAAGCACCTCTGCGCTGGAAACTTCGCTGAGTGGTGGAACAGATGTTACGCCAACTGCCGGCGATGTTTCAACTGCTCTTGATGTTCTGAAGGATGTCGAGACTGTCGATGTCAATCTGGTATTCACTGCCGGTGATGCTGCTGGCACTGCTACAGTTGCAAATGCTCTCGTAGCCTTCGGTGATTTCCGCAAAGATTGCGTAGTGTTTGTTTCTGCTCCGATCGAGTCTTCTGTTGGTCAGGCATCTCCTGCAACTTCAGTTGTAACATGGACGAACACGCTATCAGCTCGTAATTCCTACACTGTCATCGATAGCGGTGCAGTAAAGGTATACGACAAGTACAATGATACCAACATCTGGATCACTGCTGCTGGTCACCTTGCTGGTCTGTGCGCTCGTACTGACAATGTTGCCGACGCATGGTTCTCACCTGCTGGCTTCACACGCGGACAGATTCTAGGAATCACAAAGCTCGCTTACAATCCAAAGCAGGCCGATCGTGACACCCTCTACAAGGCCGGTATCAATCCTATCGTAAGCTTCCCTGGCCAAGGCACTTGCCTCTACGGAGACAAGACAGCTCTTCTCAAGCCATCAGCCTT